TGTTGATACAGCATTGAATAGTGGCTCAACAAATCCAGTCGAAAACAGAGTCATCTATAACAAGATTGATGAGGTTGAACAAGTTACTGCTGCTGGACTTAATGCCTTGAATGATAACTTTGGCGGTTTGAAATTAATGAAAATTTCCCAAACAGATTATGATAATCTTCAAGTAAAAGACCAGAATACCCTTTATATCATTGTCAACTAATGAAAACAGCAATTCATACAGTAATATTAAATGAACTTGACGAATATTTGAAGAGTTGGTTAGACCATCATTCTCCGATGGTTGACCAAATCTTCATTTTCGAGGACATTGGCAGTCATTCACATAAGCATATAACAGACCAATATCCAAATGTAACCCTATTGTCAGTCTTTAACATCTATGATGGTAAAAAAGATGAATGGCTAAGAGAACATAGGGAGAAAGGTGGAATAAACCAAAGATATTACATAATGGATGGAGTTCAATACATCCAAAGGATGAATGAATATGATTGGTGTTTCACATTGGATATTGATGAGTTCATAACCCTACAAGAGCCATATAAGGCAATTACAGACGTTCTGAGCGAGTTTCAAGACAAGGATGCTGTAATTCTCCAATGGATGAATTATGGAGCGTCTAGGAGGATTTCTAAGCCTAACTACAATGGTATAGATTACAGAGAGTTCTACACTGAAAAAGCAGACTTTTCAAACGCTGATGCTACTTTCAAGATGGATTCAAAGATTGCTTGGAATCTCAACAAAATTACAAGATGGAACTTATGTGGACTTCACTGTTGTGCTGGGAATTGGGTAAAGACCAATGGAGAGAAGAACAGAAGAAGTACAGTTTATGATAAGATGTATCTAAGTCATTATGTTACTCGCTCTTGGGAAGAATATCTTTGGAAGATTTATGTAAGGGGAATGCATTGTTTCAACGACCATAGAAAAGACAAGGATTTCTTCGAGATAAACAAAGATATGTTACCAATGTATGATGAATGTATGAAGTTCAAAGAAGAATACTTAAAGAAAAATAATATATTATTAAACGTTTAATAAAATGAATAACCTTAAAAAGTTTGCTACTGAAGCAGAATATACTGCTGCAACGTTAAGCTATCCAGCAGTGAGTTGGGTAACTGCTACTGATAATGTGCATTTTGACAAGACTGCACCTGTTGTTGTTAATGATAAAGTAATGATGGCTTGGCATAGTCCTTCTGGTATACCATCTGGAAAGGATATTGTATTATGGAATAGTGGTTCATCAAGAGAACCAGCAGAGTTGTTTAAGAGTTTGACTATAAACAATGTTGATGTAATGTCTGATTTAACTGCTAGCGGAATTTTGAATAATTATTCAACACCAGACACTGATTACCTTGTAAAATATGAGTTAATCGCTGATGCCACAATCACTGATATATTCAGTGGAGACCTTGGTGGAGGTTGGGGAAGTAGTGCTGATAGAGTTGATTTCTTAATCCCAGCACAAGTAACTGAGATTCAGAGTATTCCAAATAACGTTGGTTATTTGGTTGTAGAGGCTGCAACACCTCCAACTGCAAGTCTTAATTGGAGTAGTTTCAGTGGCACTATTTATGTTCCAGACAATGCTGTAAGTGTATATCAGACCGCTTGGAGTGCTGTGTCAGATTATGTCAAACCAATCTCAGAATATCAAGGAAACTTACCAGTATAATAATAGAACAACATGGCAATAAAAATAGGAAATTTAGATATAAGTTCATTCAAGGTAGGTGGGGCTGATTGTTCCATTTACCTTGGAGATACTTTGTTATATCCAACAACACCTTCATACACACTATTACAAGGTATTGAGAGAAAAGCTGGATATTTGGGTTATGTTGACCTTGGCTTAAAAGTTGGAACTGATTTCAAAATCGAGATAACACATAAATATACTACAGTTGCTGGTGGTAGATTCTTTGGTATAGACAATACTTTCCGTTGGTTCAAGGCAAGTACCAATGCATATTTCGACTATAACGGTTCAAGAATATACAGAAGTGCAGGTCATTATTATCCAACAAATTCTGTATACACAGTCACATTGGCGAACTATAGCATGAAGAGCAGTTTGTATGCCACTTCTACAACTGGTACTACACAAACATCATATACACCATCAGGTAATCTTTGTCTCTTCTCTAATAACATATCATCAAACGGAGACTTGGGTGTGTTCTACAGTGTAAGGGTATTCACAAATAACGGAAACACATTGATTGGAGATTTCATACCAGTTAAAAGAAATTCAGACAACCTTGTCACAATGTTTAATACTGTAACCAATACATTCTGTGATGCATATGGTTCACTATATCCTATAGAAATTAATTCATAATAATATACAATGATTAAATATAACAATAATACAGTACAGAAACTTGCAACGGATTCAACCATAAACAAAATGTATTATGGTGAAGACCTTGTGTTTGTGGGAGTAAAAGAACAGTTTAAGTATAAAGCAAGATATACTGATAGCTCTTCATATACACTCCAGTGCAATGGTGATACATCATTGAGGTTTGCTGAATATAGGAGTGGTAATACCACAAGTTCACAAAGATGGAGTGCTGCAACACAAGTTGAAATTGGGGATTGTGTTACCAGAATTGAGGACGGTGCTGTTCTAGGCTTTCAAAACCTTACAGGAGTCACTCTTCCAAATACACTTACATATATCGGTTTGGGCGGTATATTCGCTGATTGTAGTGGACTTACAGAGGTTAATATACCTTCTGGTGTTACATACCTAGGCTCTGATTTATTCGACAACTGTGTGAACCTTAGAAAAGCTGACCTTCCTAGTGGATTGCAGACATTGGGATGTGTATTCTACAATTGCCAGAGCCTATCGTCTTGTACAATACCAAGCGGAGTTACATCATTGAGTGGCAATACATTCTATCAGTGCTACAGTTTGACAAGCATTACAATACCTAGTGGAGTAACAGCAATATATGGAAGCACTCCTGCATTCAATAAATGCAGCGGACTTACAGAGGTTCATTTCCAAGGTACAACACCGCCTCAGAATATAGTTTTTAATGCTTGCCCAAACATTAAGAAAATATATATACCTTCTTGTGATTGCTATGATGCTTATGCTAGTGTTCTTACAGCATATACAGACATTATGTATGCAGAGGATGAAACAAAGTGTTTTAAAACAAAATGGTCTGTAGTTGATTATGGCGGCACTACTAGGAGTTTTGATTGTGACTCATCAAGGTCAATAGTTCAACATGAGATATGGGATGAAGAAAATATTGAAGAGTCACCAGTTACTATTGAAGTTGGACAATGTGTTGATGAAATTGGAGATAGTGCATTCAAAAACTACTATAACCTTACTAGTTGTACTATTAGTAATGGTGTTACTAGTATCGGTAATTATGCTTTCAGTGGCTGTACTAGTCTTACAAATTGCACTATACCAAATAGTGTTAAAACAGTTGGTAGTAGTGCTTTCAGAAATTGTAGTGGTCTTACAAGTATAGATATACCAGATAGTGTTATAACAGTTAGTTCTTATGCTTTCAGAAATTGTACTAGTCTTACAAGTGCAACGATAGGTAGTAGTGTTATAAGTATTGGTAATTTTGCTTTTGATGGATGTAGTGGTCTTACAAGTATAAACATACCAAGTAGTGTTACTAGTATTGGTTCTTATGCTTTCAGAAATTGTACTGGTCTTACAAGTGCAACGATAGGTAGTAGTGTTACCAGTATTGGAAATGCTGCTTTCGCTTCTTGTCAAAATTTATCTAATGTAACAATGTGGAGTTCAAAACCTCCACTAGTAAATAATAAAATTTTCGATAAAACACCAATTGCTAATGGAACAGGATATATTTATGTTCCTAGTGGTAGTGTTACAACATACAAGAATGCAAGCGGATGGAATACTTATTCAAACCAGATAAGAGCAATACCTACATAAATAATAAAAGCAAGGTTTTTATAGCCTTGCTTTCTTTATTTGAAAGATAAGTAATAATATGACCAACAAAATAGTGATATTGGATGACAGTGTTCTACTTTATGAACACTACATCAGTGATGACCAGTGGGAGAGAACACTTGCATTCCCTAGGGGTGGTCTTACATACCTTATAAGCAACGGAACAATCAAGTTCTATGCATATGAGGATTATTTCTATAGGAACTGCCTTATCTCAATGCAGCTTCCAATATACATTGTGGATGAATACATGCACATTGATGGAGAATATGATGACATTGATAAGCTTGTTGAGATTCTAGATAGGGTATTCCCAACAAATGACCTTGATGCCCAGCTTGAGAAATATGTAATGAAAGTAGATGCAGACTTATTGTATCAGCCAATTGGTGATTATGCCTTGAAGAGTGATATACCAGATGTATCTGAGTTTGTAACAACTGATGAACTAGTTGAGGCTCTTGAGGATTATTATACCAAGGATGAAGTTGATACTCTTCTTGATGACAAGGCAGACAAAGATGATGTGTACACCAAGGATGAAGTTGATACTCTTCTTGATGACAAGGCAGACAAAGATAATGTGTACACCAAGGATGAGGCAGATGCAAGATTCCAACCAATTGGTGAGTATCTTACAAGTGGTGACACTTATCTCAAGGGTGAGATAGATGATAAACTTGATGATAAGCTAGATTCTAGTGCTTATACACCTACAGATTTGTCAAATTACTACACAAAAGATGAAACAAGTGGTAAGACTGAGATACAGGATGCTTTGGATTCAAAACTAGATGCTAGTGCTTATACACCTACAGACTTATCCAACTACTACACCAAACAAGAGGTAGATGGTGCTCTTGATGATAAGCTAGATGCTAGTGCTTATACACCTACAGACTTAAGCAATTACTACACAAAGCAAGAGACTTCAAGCAAGACGGAGATTGATACAGCATTGAATACAAAAGCTGATAATACAAAGGTTTACACCAAAAATGAAACTGATGCAAAATATCAAGTAAAGCTTGTGGCAGGTGATAATATCACAATTCGTGGTAATGTTATCTCTGCTGCTGGCAGTAGTGGTGACACTCCAGTTGATGCTTATACCAAGGCAGAGTCTGATGCAAGGTATCAGCCAAAAGGCAGTTATGTCACAGAAACTGAGTTCAATAATACATTAAACGTTTATGCTACAAAACAGTGGGTGTTGAATCAAAATTATGTGACATCAAGTCAAATAAACCAATATATTACAAACTTGCAACAGCAAATAAACTCACTTCAAGAAGCATTGGAAAACTGTTGCAGTGGTACACCTACACCTACTACAGAGTATCGTTGGATTACATTGACAGGCTCTTCTGACTATATTTGCAGTGGAACTACCAAATATGAGAAACAGCAAAAGCAGCAATCAACAGACGGAGGTATAACTTGGGTGAATGTTGTACCAGCAGAATACCAAAGAGGTAATGTCATTGAGACCAGTTCTGATGACTGTGGCTACATTGAACCACAATACAGATGGAAAGCAGCACCTACTAGTGATTATTTATGTATAGATGATGACAAATACTACAAGGTATATTATGAAGTATCTTATGACGGAGGTGTAACTTGGGAGCATGTTGTACCAGAACAAACCAAGAGAGGTAATTTAATCCAAGCTGATTCTCCAGATTGTGGTTATATTGAGCCTCAGTATAGAGTATGGAGTGGTACACCATATTGTGAGCAATACAATTATGTTGTTAACACAAAGAACCAAGTATCTTATGATGGAGGTAGCACTTGGAAAGATACAGGAATAACAGGTAAAACCGTTATCGAATATAACTCTGAGACTTGTGGTTATAGAAATTATAAGGCAAAGATTGTAAATCTTGGATACACACAAGGCGGTACTTATGCCAAAGAATATTACACACAGTGCAATGGTGCAAGTTCATTGATTAGTGATGAAACAAAGGGTGTATATCCACATGATTTTATGTATGCTGCTCAACCACATAAAGCAATATATATAGGACATTGTGTCGATACCATAGGTTCTGCTACATTCTCTTCATGGCAAGGTGTAACAAAAGTTGACATTGCAGACAGTGTTGTTGTAATTGAACAAAGAGCATTCAGTGGTGGAGTTGGTGATGTAACTTCATTCACAATGTCAAATAACGTTCAAACCATTGGAGACTATGCATTTGTCAATATGGTAAATTTGAAGAGTTTGACATTGCCTGATACAGTTAAAACTATTGGATATGGAGCATTCGTTGATATGACTGGTTGTACAGCAGTAACCATAGGCAGTGGTGTTACTTCAATCGATACAAATGCTTTTGGTGATTGTAACAGTTTGAAGAGCTTTACCATAAGAGCTACAACACCCCCAACATTCCATCCAATATTCAAATCAAATCTAGGAATGTATGATAACTATCCAAGTGGTTTGAAGATATATGTTCCAAGCTCTAGTCTTACTGCCTACAAGAATGCTTGGGATTTGTACAAAGACATAATTTATCCTATAAGTTAATTGAACAATGGACAAGATAACATTCAGAGACTATAGTTTTGATAAGCCACATATCGACAATATGACTCGAAAAGATACATGGGTCAAGTTCGATTTTGACAACTTATATCCAGAGAGGGTGTTGGAGATTGTAAACCAAAGCCCTCTCCAGAAATCCATTCTCGAATCAAAGAAAACCTACATACTTGGAGCTGGACTTGACAAAACCGAGGAAAACATATATACACCAAATATGTTCGAATCATGGCAAGACCTCATTGAGAAATGTGTAAACGACTTCGTGTATCTCAATGCAATGGCTGTACAGGTAATCTTGAACGAGTCTGGAAACCGCTTCTCATTCTATCATCAGCCAGTAGACCAAGTAAGACTGGGTAACTACAATGAACAGAACTTCATTGAAAAGGCTTATCTTTGCACAGATTGGAGAAAAGCACAGAAAAATAAAAACGTTGTTGAGATTCCAATGTTCGGTTCTGAGCAGCCAAAGAAAGGAAAGGCATATCTGTTGTACTTCAGACCAGAACAAGTTGGACAGTATTACTATGCAATACCAGAATATATGTCAGCATCAAACTATATCATGGCTGACGGTGCATTGTCGCAGTACTACAACAACTACATTCATAACAACTTCAGTGCAAATCTTGCAATAAGGTTTCCAATTGAGCCTAGCGAAGAGAAAAAGGAAGAGCTTTATGAGAACCTAAGAAAGTCATTCGGAGGTGCTGAGAACGCTGGAAACATCCTTCTTCTATTCGGAGAAAACGGTGTCGTTCCTGAAATAAGTGCAATTGAGAATGTAAATGCTGACTTGTATAACTCAGTGATGGACATCATCAAACTAGCATTGGTATCTGCAAACAGACTCACTTCACCAATTCTAGCTGGTATTGTCACCTCAACTGGATTCTCAAGCAAGTCTGATGAAATGATTGCAGCATATACACTGTATAAGCTTACAGTCATCAACACAGAGAGACAATTCATCTTGAAGTGCTTTAACAAGCTCCTTGAAATGAATGGTCATGCAAGATGCCTCAAGTTCATCGACTTTGATGTTAGGAAGGAATTTGAAGGACAATCTGAGTCAAATGACATGGTTGAGGATGAAGGTAATAACGTTGATGAGGATGCTGAAAATAACGTTGACGAAAATGAAGAAAAGGAGGTAAACAATGAGTAAGAAATTAAACGATACATATCTGATTTCAGAAGAATTATTGAAGTTACACAGCCCTATCTCAAGAAACGTTGATGTTGACAAGGTAATACCATTCCTTACAATCAGCCAGCCTTATTATATTGAAACGATACTTGGAGAGGCACTGACAAGCGAGTTGAAACTCCAGATTGAGACCAACACTCTTACTGAGGAAAACAAGGCATTGGTGTTAAAGATAGCTCCAGCTCTTGCCAATTGGACAACATATCTAGCTCTTAGGAGTTTGGCATATAGCATAACTGAGAAATCAATCACCAAGGAACACAGCGAAAATAGCGAATCGTTATCAGAACGTGAGCTTGGTGAAATGATACTTTATGTCAAAAACCTTGCAGAAATGGCTACAGAGCTTCTTATAAGGTATCTATGCAACTGTGCATTGACATACCCACTATGGAGACCAAATGAGGATTGTCACTGCGAAAAGTATGTACCAACAGACGGTAAGGCAGAGCAAGAGAAGAAATATAGCATATACTTCCCATCAAAAGAAAATAAGGGGTGTGATGGTTGCGACAGAGACATATGGATTAAGAAGACATAATCCCCTATTATAAATAGGGGGATTATCCATATAAAAAACGCTTGGAAAGGCAAAACTCATTTTAAGCCTTTCTGAGCGTTTATTTTTGTTTCTATGGTCAACTATGCCACCCACACCACTCAAAACGATTCTAGGGGCATTTCTGAGCTAAATGGAGGTATTCTAAATACAAATAACCCCAAGCACCATTCTCTCGAACATCTTGGGGTTGGACAAAAAATCGAAATTTATACCAAATTAGAACAAAATTAATTGTTCAATATTTCGTTTATAACAGAGTTATATCTTGTCATAACAAGGTCTCTCCAAGTTTCTTCTACTTCTAGAACCTTGTCCATACCTTCGTCATCTTTGCAGTAGTCATCAATCATTTCTGAAAGACGATTTGAAATGTTTGAATCCCTCTCACCGTTATGAGCAAACATATAACTGATTTGTTCACTCATCAAATTTTTTATTTCTTCCATATTATATAATTTATTTATGTTTTAAAGTTAATGTTCTTCAATCAAACATAAATCGTTTATTATTTTGAATGACAATCGCATCGTTCTCATCATTTGGGCTATTAATACCCACATAGTAAAAATCACTAGGAAGCACAAGCTTTCTAATGTTATAGCCATTTGCACACATTGCGATATATTTACATAGTGTTGAATCTATTACAGCCTCTGCGAAAGCACAATTGTGGAATATTTCATTTACAGTCATTGTTTCACCTTCAGTGGTTACACTCAAGATTTTACCATTTTCTACTTTATAGCCTTGATAATGTACATCCATATCGTTATCAACAAGACCACACTCACTTGCAACAGCATCTGCTAATGCTCTAACGAAATTTTCTATATTCATATATTTCATTGTTTATTTCTTTTTTAAGTTAATAATCAAAAACAAGGAGGTAGAATTAACTACCTCCCCCTCCCTATTTTGTAATTCCAACGAACACAATCTGGATACATTATCTTACCGACACATTGTTCTTCTGTGCATTCATTAAGTCTTTCGATATAAGGTTTAATGACTGTATAGTCTTCATCATCAATTTTCACTTTTTCTTTTGCACACATACAAGATTTAGTGTGATAATGATAAGCCACCTCATACACTTTTTTATTTTTGTCTGAATCTGCTAAAATACCAATTTTGAACAATTCATTTCTTTTTAAAAATTTAGCCATATTTATTTCGTTTTTAAGTTAATAATCTTGTAAAAACCCCCACCCATCTTCACAGACAAATGGGGGTATAAATTTCTAAAATATAATATGAAAAAAAATAAAAAAAAATGGTTCTTATTTATTCACTTTTTCTAGATAGTGTGCAAGTGAATTATCAAGTTCATCTTCCCACTCTTCTTTATCAAAGTTCCAATACTCAGCAGCAAACTTAAACACATCTTCTCCCTTGAGGACTTCAATTATCCTCTTTGCTGAATCGGTATCATCCTCACACACCTTTAACAAATTCTTCGGTGTCGGTAAACCATTGAAGATAACTGTGTAATCCATACCGTTGTCAACTTTTGTAACTGTAATGAACATCACATTGTTTTTTCGTTGTGTCTTGATGACATGCAAGTTAACACTGTACTCAACCTCACCGTTGAAGTAACTAATTAAATTTTTTATCATAATATATAAATTTAATACCTTCTCTATACTTGTAATAGGCGATAGAGATTAACCTTGTTTGTTTTTCATTTTCGTTGTGATGCAAAGATATGAAAAAAAATTGAGATACCCAAATCAAACGTTAAAGTTTTAACAATCTTTCACACTGGGCTAATTTATAGTTAAACTGGTATAATTAAAAAGGTCAGACAATGGTATTTCTCCATCCTCTGACCTGTCCTTATCGCTGTTATAACGATATGGCATATAAAAAGAAAACTCAACTGAATTCTTTTAGTATTATTTCCTCACCTTCTCGATAAAATTTGTATGTGTGACCATAAGCTTGTATAAATTTGACTTTGTGCCTTTCACCTCGATGGTCTTCCCAGATAATGTGAGTTGGTTCAACTAGCCTCATCCCTATACTCGTTTTTTAACTTGTTCTTGAGTTGCCAAGGATATTTTTCACCGTCATAATCGAACCAAGGTGTCCAGACTTTACCTTCCCTTGACCAGTATTCATAACGCTTTAACATTACCAAGGCAAGTCATCTACAGCATCATTAGTTACAACAACCTTTTTGACCTCTTGCTTTTCTTTCAAACGAGCTTGAAGCATGAGAAGCATTCTCTTCATTTCAGCTTCGGACATGTCATCAATGTCGTTGGACTGTGTTGTTGTCTCTTCACTGTTCCAAGTTGCTTTCTCAGCCATTTCTAGCGTCCTACCGCTTTCAATAACCTTTGAAATTGGAACTTCATAATACTTCTGAAATGTCTCTGCAACTGGTTCCAAAACCCATTTTCCATCAACATTCTTGTAGGTAAGGAATTTCTTGTCAAACAATGCTTGCAAGCATCTTTCAACCTCTTCAATTTCCATTCTCAAAGCCTTGGAATACTGTCTGTCATAATATACAATTGTCTTGCCTTGCCATCCAAGCACCCACATTAATGTCTTGAGAACATTCGGAGCAAGATACAGTACCATTTGGCTTGAAGGATACAATCTTTTACTTTCCATAATCATTCAGTTTTTTGTTTTCTTCGATTAGTTCTGAAAACAGCTTGGAATCCTCAATCATCCACTGCTGCCATAATTCAAATGCTTTTTTTTCGTTATCCATAATCAATCAATATTAATTTATGCAAAGATATATAAAAAAAGTTAAATTTGCAAATTATTCATAAAGTTTTTTTCCTCAAATAACTTCTGTCAACCATTTTGTTATGTATCCTATAGTTTTCTATAGATATGGGATTGTTGCAGTTGTCTTTATGACTCGCTATTTTTAGATTGCTTAATTCATCAGTACCCCCATTTTTAATCGGTATTATATGGTCGATTTCCATTTTATCTGGTATCTCTCCATTGAAAGCCACCCAAACCAACCTGTGAGCAGCATTGCATTTACCATTATAATTGATTGTCCTATAACCAGTAGCATTGGTACTACCAAACAGTTCTTTACCATTTTCCTTGAAGAACCTAGCATCTTCAGTTACATATAACGTTTTTCCATTCACAGAAACTGTTCTGTATTCTGAACATCCTATGTTCTCAATCAGTTGCTTTTTCTCGTTCTCTTTTTTGATAGCTTTATACTTCTCTCTGAATTTTTTTTGTGATTCCAAATATTTCTCATATTTCTCGCTATCACATTTCATCCGATTGTAATTCTTTTCCCTTAACCTCTTATTCATTTCCTCTTTTTCTAAAAGCTTGGAAATTTTCTTTTCTAACTTTTCCTTGTACTTTTTCTCTTCTAACTCTAACTTTACTTCTTCATACCTTTTCTTGAATTCATCCTTTAGAGCTTGTAACCTTGCGTTATATTCAACTTTTAACTCATTTTTTCTGTTAAAATAATCACTATGTCCCATATTTTATTAACTAATTTTTGCAAATATATATATTTTTTTTCAAAAAAGCAAGAAATTATTTGTATTTTTTTAATATTTTTTATATCTTTGCACTAATTATAATAAATAAGTGATTGCAACACTTGTTTTTTCTTGAGGGTAGAGGTTCGACCGAAAAACCTTATATTATTTCCTCTACCCTCTCATTTTCAACAAAAAAAAGGTCTTCGGTTGATAATATAATATAAGGATAGAAAAAAAATAATATAAGTAAAAACCAAAAACAAAATGGCAAACAGAAAAATCAAGGAGTGTGAGAACATTGAGTTCTTGCCACCAAAATTCCAAGAGGAATTGAAAGAACAGTCTGATAAAAACATTTTATCAACTCTATGCTATAACAGATTCAGATTCTCTGACTATGCAAAAGCTCATAGTGGATTTTTCTTCACATCATTGGAAGAATTAGCAAAAGAAAGCCTTGTTGATGATTCAACTGTGAAAAGGAGACTAGCATTGCTTCAAATGAAAAAATACATTGATAGAAAAAGTGGTACAAACCACCAGTGTACACACTACAAATTATCAAAGGAAATTGAACAATTATTAGGTATTGAAGACGATGAATATCCAGCTAATGCACCACTAGATAAGATAAGAGAAGATAAGACAAGTTTAGATAAGAAAAGTTCAGTTAAGACAAGACTAGACGAGACAAGCAAAGACAAGCTAAGTATAGAACAGACAAGTACAGACAAGCTAAGTACAGACAATAAGTACTTTCAAGAGTTTAAGGGTTTTGTTGATGAGAACCTAGTTGGAGAGAATGAAGGTGAGCTTATAAACAAGAGAGTTGAAATATCAAATAACCTAAAAAAGAATGAAATAGAAATTGGAAAGACAATGTGCAACCGTTGTTCTAGCTATCTCAACAGAAAGTTTGAAGAGGCAGTTGCCTCAATATAGTATAATTAATTAAAACTTATAACAAATGAGAAGTAAACTTGAGATTGTAAAGGCTTATGGTAGATACCTAGAGAGCCTAAAGAAAAAGGACTCCAATGTGATTGATGAGTTCGGTAAGATGTACAGTTACATCAATAAGAAGGTCGTTGATATGGATGAAGGACTGTGGCAAGTCCTATTCTTTGACTGTCCTAGTAGGGCATTACAAGTGGCGAGGGATAGGAAAGTCCGTTTCAAGTCAGTTGGATATGAATGGAATCAGTATTCAATAGACAGATGCTACAAGCTGCTTGACAACATCATCAAGTCATATGACACGCAAGACCTTGACACATTCAGAATCAACGTTTATCGACTTTTTAAGCTTCTATCTGAGGATGAAGAACCAAACGTTATGCTGTATATGTGGTATGCCTATGGAAAGACAGAAGCTGGTAGAGCTGTCCTATCTGGAGAAAGAAACAGAGTTAACAAACTAATCAGAGCTTCAACTGAAGAGGAAGTAGAATCTATCCTAGCTGAGTAAAAAAGTACCTCTGGGATTTGGAAGTCTCAATTATTTTTTATATCTTTGCATTAGAAACACATATCAATCAATATTAACAGCTTTGGCGAGAGGTAGCAAGAACACAGTTCCATGTCTACTTTCATATCAACATCTTTTATAAACTTGCTACCTCTCAAAAAAAGTCTCTTCAAGTGTTTACTTATTCACATGTGTGAACTATTTATTTAAAAAAAGAGACATTATGAGAGGTTATACAGCATATGGAGAGAACGTTGAGAAGACATTCCAGAGTGTTGACATTAACAGCCGAGAAGAGTTACAAGCACTAGCAGACGAAGAGGATAGAACAATAAACTGGGAACTTTGGGATAAACTTGTCACCAAGACAAAAAAGGACATCAAGGAAGAACTGAAAGGGTTTGAAAGGATGTATACCAATCCAGTTTTTGTGTTCGACATATGGAAACAAAAGGTCATCAAGACCTTCCGAAATCCTCAGGAATGTGCAGAATTCTATGGTATCAGCAGAGAACAAGTAACAAATTACATAAGAGAAGGCAAATGCTATTATAAACAAGGAGTTGAGTTTAGACAATGAGTAGGGGAAAGAAACCAGTCAAGGTGTGGGCATATAAGGACTACCAACTAGTAAAAGAGTGTAAAAGCCTTGCAGAAGCAGCAGCATCAACCTTGGAAAGCATTACAACAGTCAGATTATACCTTGACAAACCAAAAGCGACAAGGAGAGGATTTGTATTCGTTTCAGAGCCTTTGACAGAGGAAGAAATGAAACACATGCCGACAAAACCAGAGAAAAAACAAGAACATAGGGAAAATTCCAATTGCAAAGTGGAACTTGGAAACCTTGAGCTAGAAGTTGAATGCTCAAACCATCAAGTCTTTCATCTTGAACGCAGCAAGGAAGCAAGAAAGGCACAACTAAGACAGTTTATTTATACCAAGCTACATACCTACTGGCTTACAGTTCCACAAAGGGTCTCACTGCTGGATAAAAGGTTTATACAAGAGATACTGGACAGCTTATAAAACACCTCTGTAGCTCCGATTGCAGGAGCCTAAATAATGCAAAAACGTTTCAATGTTATTCAGTCGGTTAATCACTCAAAATACACAGAGGTGTTTTCGACATATATGGCATTTTGTCATAATTCGACATAATTCTATTTTTATTATTTATTATTTTCATGTAAACTAGTTCAGTCTGTGAAGATAGAACTGGTTTTCTTTATATCAAAAACAAAAATGGATATAAAACTGACAAATAATACACTTCTGTGGGTAGCATCATTCATAATCCTAGCATTCATCATCATCGCATCAATGCAACATGACCTTATCAACAAATATAAGGACATCATCAATGAAATGGACTCAACTGTCACAACAACAGTAAAACATGACACACTATGGAAAGACACAACCATAACAGAGACAAACTTCATTCCAAAGTATATCAAAGTTCTCAAAAGAGATACAGTATTCAAGGATGGTGATACACTAGAACTTGTAAGAGAATCAAAACGCTTCGATAAAACGCTCACAATCGACAAAGATACAGCAGACCTACAGATATACACCAGTGGTATAGAAACGAGCTTAGACAGCCTTAAAATGGCTCTCAAGACACATACAAATGTCATCACCAATACTGTCACAGTTACAAAGTATGTGAAAGACAAAAAAATATTTTGGGATAGATTCCATATTGGTCTTCAATGTGGATATGGCTATACCTTCAAGACAAAGGATTTGCAACCTTATGTTGGCATAGGAGCAAGCTTCGACCTATAAGAAAAAAAGTACACTTGAAATCGATACTTTTGGACAAACCAAACTATTTATTGTATGTAAAACATGAATAATATGATAGATAATTTTTATGATTCAATGGAAAAAACAGACTATAATAAACTCTGTGAATTCAACAACCAAGTAAACTGGTTCAAAAATGATACAGTCAAACCAACACAAAGATTCGGTAAAACTGACGCAACAGCAATCGATAAGAAAAATAGAAAAGTACACATCGAACTGAAAACAAGAGAAGGCGAACTGCTAGACTATAAACGATTCGGTGACGTTCTAGTTGAACCGAGGAAACTAAACACTTTCACAGATATACTAGAAAGCGGATATACACTAAATGAACGATGCCTATATTTCAACTTTACAGATGACGGTGTAATCATATTCAACTTCAATGACATAGACAATATAAGAGTCATTCCAAACCATAGACACTATAACAAAGGAAAACAAGAGTTTGAATATGAAACAAGATTCGCACTACCAATCAATAAGGCAATCATATATGCAATCGATAAAGACACTGGAGAATATATCAGAGTTCAGTGATATTCATCACTTCCTCAATCCACTCCGTGTATAGAGTTCAATGAAATAAACATTCTGTTACTTTCATATAATTTATAAGTTTTATTTTTTACTATTTAGATGCAAGGGGTATAGCAATTCGGCTATACCCCAAGTTGTTTTTATATCAAGTCATCATCATTCAATAACGACACATATTGATGAATGGTCTTCACTATATTCCATTTCTCAATTGTCTTACTCTCCAACCCCTTCTCGTCAATATATTGTTCGATAAGGCTGTTTAAATCGTTTCTAACAGCACATAAAACCTTTCGTGGACGAAGTACCATGTCAGAGGTATAAGCCTCTCCTAGAGCTTCATAGCCATTTCTAACGGCTATTGCATCATTTTTTATCTGATTATCAATTGGTTATAAAAAACACAAAATATTTGGTGCTACCTATGGGGAAACTTATATTAAAGTTTGTCTTTATTGAAAAGATTATACTGTGAAAACTAAATGGGTTGATTTAAATATAAAAGATAAACTAGCAATATTATCAGCTATAATTGCTTTTGTCTTGGGTTGGTGTATGAGTATTGCTGGATTCTGGATTCCACCAGTTGGTGAGGTTGCTGACAGCATACTCTGGATACTTGGGCAAGCATTGCTATATGCTGCATCAGTTTTTGGTGTTTCAGCATATTTCAGAAGCGAATCAGTTCAATTAAGGAAGGATATGGATAGACACTTGGAACAGATGGAGAGAATACAAATCCAGAGGGAGAAACTAAGAAATGGAATTGATGTTGAAGAGATACCTGATAAATATAATGACGAAAATGATGAATAAGTTATTGGAGCAATATAAGAATCCTTATTATAATGAGTATGTTGCTCCATATAGATATTGTTTTTTCAACTTGGAGGGTAAGAAACTTGGAAGGATTATTTGGACTAATAATGTTGATGGCATCTACATCGACAAATGTGATGAAGAATGGGGTTTATGAGAACAATAAATGAAATTATAGTACACTGTACAGCAACACCTGAAGGAAAAGACTTCAAGGCAAAGGATATTGACCGTTGGCATAAGGAAAGAGGCTGGAAGAAAATCGGCTACCACTATGTAGTTGACCTTGATGGAACAATTGAGAAAGGTAGAGGCGAGAATGAGGTAGGTGCTCATTGTAGCGGTAGGAATGCTCATAGTATTGGTGTTGTTTATGTTGGTGGTCTTGCAAAGGATGGTAAGACACCAAAGGATACAAGAACTGATAAACAGAAGGAAGCACTTTGGAAGATATTGATTTCATTGATTATAAAGTATCCTGATGCAACGATACATGGTCATAATGAATTCAGCAGTAAAGCTTGTCCTTGTTTTGATGTGAAAGAAGAGTACAAAGATATTAATTTGAAGAAGTAACAGATAAAGAGATTTATCTGTTATTTTTTTATGTTTTAAAAGTTGATTTTATGGTGTCATTATGATATTTATTTATAAAAGGGATAAAATGAAGGTATTATTATTTAGCAATGACAGTTGTGGTTCATGCAAGAAATGGAAACCCACATTTCTGAAGTTAATGAACCAGTTTCACTTGGAGTTTGACGTTATTGACAATTTCAAGGATAAGGACAAAGCAAAGCAGTACAATGTTACTGGAATTCCATGCACAATATTTCTTAATAACCGAGGTGAAGAGATTGGTCATATTCTAGGCAGTATGATTGAGGAACTAGCCATTAGAGACATACAGTATTACATCAAGAAGGATGGAGAAGCAAGGGACAGTGGATTACAACCAGCATAAGAATGACTTTATGATGTATGTATGGAATAATCATGCCATGTTATGCAAAGCCATCAAGAAGAACATTACAATGGATGATGAGTTGTTTGATGACGTTACAGCAGATACATTGTGTAGGATTGGTGAATACATACTTAGAAAACAGGTCTTCATCAATGATTTCAAGAATATGTTCTTCCTATCATGCAAGAGACAGTTCATAGCTGAACAGAACAAGAAGAGGGATAAATTGAAAAGGGATAATAGGGATTTCTTCGACAATATATTCAATGGTCTTGAGAAGAGGGAAGACAAGAACGACTTGGACATATACTATGGAATGTTGGAAAGTGATACATTGAACGAGGAAAGGAAAGCAGAGAGGGTTCATAAGTTGTTCAAGTATCTTGAGAAGAAGCTGAATGAAGAGTTTGAAGGAAACGAGGTTGATATATTCCTTATCTATTTCAGATTGAAGTCAGAGAAGAAGGGAATAAGCTATAAGAAGCTTGCTGACATCATGGATAAGGATGTGAAGTACATAACTAGAACGATTGTTAAGATTAAGAAGTACATCAAGGAATCTGAAGAGATTCAAGAGAATAAGAAAAAGATAATGAGCGAAGATGGTGATTGAAATGATTATGGCTTTTATACCAAGCATATGGCAGTTCCTAGTGCTTTTATTCCTCATGTTTGAGAGTTTATTGGTTGGATATATGATTGTATATCATCCAATGTTTAGATTGAACCAGATTGACGCATTCAATATATTTCCATTTATATGCCAGAAATGTTCAACGTTTTGGACAAACTTGATACAGAACATAATACTTGCATATGTATGGAATCCAATGTTTGCATTATGGGGTTTAATAACGGCTGGAATCCTAGCATTTATGATATGGTATTCTAACGAGAGATAAATAATTCTTTATGATAAATAATTTATATTATGGCAATTAATATTAAAGATGAAAAGACTGGTGCAAACATCTCTATTGCATCCGTTAATGGATATTCAAAGGATAAGGTAATTCTTGCAAAGAGATACCTTAAGGAGATTGGTTCTAACAGAAGGACATTCCCAATTGAGAGGATGGTTGAAATGTACAATGAGGTTAAGGGAACGAAGGAAAAGGCGCAAGGTTGCAAGCCATGTCAGGCTACCAAGTACTTCAACGGTCTTCAGAACTATGCTTATTTTGGTGAGTTGACATTGGTTAATACCAACAAGTGTACCAAGGATGAGCTTAATCTTGACCTTATTGACAGAGCAGCAATGAGTGGCTTCACAGAGGTAAGTGATTACCAGAATGAGGTTGAGGCAATCAAGGAAGAGCTTGAGGAAGAGAAGAAAGAAGACATCAAGGAAAGGATGAAGAAGGTTAGAGCAGCAAAGAAGAATAAGAAAGAATCAGAGGATAATAATGATTAAGGTTGAAATAAAGGGTAAGGAGTATCAAGTTCCAGAGTCATGGAATGATATTGATATGAAAACCTATTGTCGTGCCTTTTATAAGCTGTTGCCAACTGATGACAGCATGGATGAAATAACTAGGATAACGACAACACTCAGAAATGAGGCGATGATAATGTCGAGGATTTTGGGAGAGGAAGACGATTTTGTTCTTTCTCTTCCTTTGGACATTTTCTCAATGTTGAAGAACAAGACCAAGTTCCTTTATGAGATTGGTGGATTCTTGGAGAACAATATATTCTATTTGAACATTGATGGTAGGAAGTATTGGATTCCATCACCAGAGGAAATGTCATTGAGACAGTACATTGACTCAGATATGATAATGAGGGATGACAAGAACAAGCAGCAGTTCATTGAGCTGTTGGCATGTTTGTTGATACCAGCAGATGGAGTTTATGATGGAAATTATGAGAAGTTGATTCCAAAGATTGAGAAGATGAAGGCTAGTGATGGATTGCCATTCATATATACATTCTTCAAAAAAAAAATAATTTCCAAGAAGCTTTCAAGGGATTATTTGAAGGTGGGGGAAGTGGCAGACCAGTTGCTCCAGAATACACTCAGTTCCTAAAGAACTTCAATTGGTATCACATTGTCTGTACCCTTGCAAACGACTCATACCTAAACATGGAGAGGGTATTGGATGAGAATGTGCAAGACTGTTTCAGTTATTTGCAGTATGTATCAAACAAGAACAAGGCTGAGGAAGCCCAGTGGAAGTATGAGGAAAAAATGACTAAGACAAAAAGGAAAAGATAATGTCAATATCACCAAAACATTCGTTGGTTAACAAGAAGAGCAGAAGGATTGGCAGTGGTGAAGGTATTTCCAATAAGGATGTTGCAAAATACAATAAAACTGAGGAAATACTTGAGCTTGTCTATGTGGATGTTTGCAATGGAGTTTCAAGAAGGGATTGCCAGAAGAAATTGACGGAAGGTGAATATGGAAACAAACCATTCTCTCCGCAGCAAGCAAGAGCATATTACACTGCTGTATTAGACCAGATTGCACAGAACACAGACATTGAGCATAAAAGGCTTAAAGATGTCCTATGGTCTCGCTATGAATCACTTCTGGAGACAGCAGTCAAGAAGGATGACCTATACAATGCAAGGGGCATATTGGACAGTATGGCAAAGATATTCGGTCTTGAGCAGAAGACACCAACGACAGCAATACAGATAAATGGAGGTGATGAGAAGATTGTAGTTAATTTCGGATTAAGCAATGAGGGAGGTTGAGTTTAAAATTAATCTGACTGATTCCCAGAAGGAAATATATAAGTTGGCGCATGACCCAAAGACAAAGTTCCTTACATTGGTTCTATCAAGACAGCAAGGAAAGACCACATCAATGATGATATTGTGCATTGAGTGGTTGCTGGAGAACAATCGTTCAATTGGTTACATATGCCGAAATAACCTTCTAGGAAAGACTTTATATAGGGAGTTGATAAAAACCATACCCAAGCAGATAATAAAGTCTCAGAACGGCTCAGATTTGTTCATAGAGAGCATATATGGCAGTTCCATACACATATTCTCAGCAGAAAGCGGTGCTTCACTTCGTGGACAGTCGTTTCATTACCTAATATGTGACGAATTCCCATTTTTTCAGTTTCAGCAGACTGATGGCACTGACCTATGGTATGACATCTTATCACCAACCGTTAAGGTAAAGGGAAGGAAATGTATATTCGTTGGAACACCACTAGGTAAGGACAATCCTTTCTATGTGATGTACAAGAGAGGTTTATCAGATGAATATGACAACTACAAGTCAATCTTGAAGACCATCTATGACGATGGATTGATAAGTGAAGAGGAATTGGAGAGGACAAAGAGGGATATTCCAGAATTGTCATTCAGACAAGAGTATCTTTGTGAATTCTTGGATGGTGCATTAACATTCTTCCAAGGGTATAACAACAGATTTGCAAGTTATCCTTACAAGTATGAGAAGACATGGATTGGAGTTGACTTGAGTGGTGATGGCAGTGATGAGACCATTGTCACCAAGATAAACGAGAAGGATGAGGTTGAGCAGATTAAGGTAAAGGGAACGTTGGATATGAAATACCAGCAAATTGCAGAGATTATAAATAATGCTCATAATCTCCAGATGGCATATATTGAGGTCAATGGTTTAGGTGCTCCAATGTTCAATGAAATAAGGAAATTGGTTAGGGATACATCAAAATTGAAGGAATGGGTAACTACCAATGCATCAAAGGAGCAGATAATAACGAATTTGGCACTTAGAATCGCTCAGAATCGCATAACTTTCAATGAGCTTGATACTGAACTGAGAGACCAATTTGGAACGTTTATATGCCGTTATACAAAGTCTAGGAAGATGCAGTTTGAAGCTTTATCTGGACACCATGACGATAGGATAATGAGTTTGGCTATTGCCTTACAAGTTAAGATAGATTATGATTACAAGTACACTAAGAATTTAGCAGCAGTTATTAGAATATGATAAAACGAATACATGACCTAGTAGAAAGACTTGCAAGAGAACACAAGTTGGTTAATACATTCAAGTATGAAATGCTCTCCAAGTCAGCTGGTAGTGGTGAGGACATCACTCCATTGGTATTCCTTGAAATGCCGATATATTTCAACAATATGGTAACTCTTGGAGGTGTGATTAAGGCAACTTTCAACATTGATATTGTCCTTAACCCACAAGCATTGCATAACTATGAGATACCTCAGTTAACTGGTGCTGATTGTCAGCAGATTGCATCACAGATTGCCCAACAGTTCATTGCAAGGATGAGGAACTTATATCTCAATCAAGAATCTTCAATTGAGGTTGCAGACTATTCAATTATGACATTGCAGCGTTGGTATGATGATGCTAGTTATGGTGTAAGGCTTACAGTTAGGGCAAATCTTGAGAATGAGATTAACTTCTGTATGGATGATGACTACTTCGACCCAACAAAGGAGTTCACAGAGAAGGATATATTGCCAAAGGTTGATACAAATGACGCACAAGGTTGTGTTTCACTTGGTTGGAAACTACCACAAATTGATTTATAATTATGCAGTTGGAGAAATTACACGAAGAGCTTGGTCTCATTGCAGAGCAAGTTAAAAGATGCATTCAGTTTTCAATGGAGAAGAACGGTGTGAACGACAAGATAAATAAGAATACCCTTGTGGATTCACACATATATGATGAGCTTGAGGTTAACAATGCTGACCTTGAGCTTATCAAGGTTCTTATACATGATTACTATGAATACATAGAGAGTGGAATGGAGATTGGTCATTGGGTAGATGCTGAATACCTATTGCCTTGGATGGCAGATAAGGGAATACCGACAGATAATGATACATTATGGCATATTCAAGATTCAATATACAGATATGGCATAAGCCCTAGACCATTCTTAGATGAAGCTTGGGAAATGATAGACGATTATTGGGATAATTGGGCTGATGAAATATTCAACATATTAATGGAAGATATTGATGATTTTTTTGCAAATTAACATTTTTTTGTATATATTTGCTTTATGGAAAAATGGAAATATTACAATGATTTTTTGAAAGTATCTGATTTAGGGAGGTTCAAAAGGGTTTATAAAACCAAAGAAGTTGAAATTTTTGGAGAAAATATTAATGGGTATATCAGAATTAATATATTTCATAAATCTGAAAAAGTTAGAAAAATGGCTCATTGCTTGGTATGGGAAACATTCGTTGGTAAAATCCCAGATGGGTTTGTAATTGACCATATCAATACAACTAGGGATGATAATCGTTTGGAAAACCTTCGGTGTGTTACTCCCAAGGGAAATGCAAACAATCCATTAACAAAAGAACATAAGAAAAAATGTAGAAATCATATAAAAGCAATATCTCAATATACTATTAATGGCGAACATGTAAAAACATATGATAGTGTAGTAAAAGCATCTATAGAAACTAAAATATATTACAATAATATAAGTTTAGCTTTAAGAGGTAAAAGGAAAACAGCAGGAGGTTATTTATGGAAATATAATTAAGGTAGGTGACAAGCCTACCTTTTTTCTTTATCAGAAAATACATTATAATGGCTAAGATAGAATGCAATAAATATTTGGGAAGTTCACAGGACAATTTCCTTGTATTCTCAAACAGTGACTATGAAAGACCTTATGTTACTTTCTATTTCACTAGTGGGGGTGGAAGTGGAGAGATTAGAATCCATGATGCCTTGGATGAGAATGGTTTTAGCAAGACGATTAAGTATTCTCAATCGGATATAATCAGTGACTCTAGTTTTAAAACTGCTAGTGATAAGACCATATCTACTTTATCATTGCTGGAGTGTTTGAAGAAGAACGCTATCTTCTATGACATCGAGATTAAAAGCGACATACCTAACGTTGGAATTGTCATTGTGGCAAAGATTGACTCTTCTACAAAGTATGAGATAACCGCTGGCAACACCATAACCCTAGGTGGAACATATTCATCTTGGACACCTAAAGAGCCAAATAAGTTCGTTCTCATGGAGAATAATGGTGAGAATCAGATTTCACTTGAGAAGTTTACAATGGCAGAGGATGTAAGTTTCAATGTGACAGCACCTTATGAGCATTTGAGTTTCAAAGACCCATTCCAAGTAAAGATGTTGGCATATCATATTGACAACAACAACATTGTTCAAGATTCAATCGCAAACAGCACAGTTGTTGTATTCCCAACGACTCTCACCAAGTTTGATGACACAGACCTTGGAGATTACATGGACAATGGTTTCTTGACACATAATTTCAGCAGACCTTACAACTATGGTGAGGTTTGTGCATTGTCTGTTATGACCAGTGGTAATCCAAGCATTACAAAGAAATACTATACCAACAGTGGTGTATTCCTAATGCAAGACGGTGATGTATTGCTCACAGAGAACAAGAACGCTAGGAAGGATTTCTATTTCAAGTGCAACATAGAGTATGTTGAAGGTGAGACAAACAAGCAAGTTGGATATGTCGAGGTGTCATGTGGTAGTGGAAAGCCAGTGATATACACAGTTGAGGCAAAGTGTAATGAAAATCATGAGATATTCTTTGTGAATGAGGTTGGAGGTATTGACTCTTTCAATTTCCTTGGAGAGAAGGAGTTTGACGCAAAGATAAACAAGCAGACAACATATTTCATCAATCCTACAAGAAAGTACACCACAACGAAGGAATTGGAGGTTATTGGTCAGCATGTCAACAAGGTTGAGCACACATTGAAGACAACAATTGTTGACAGTTATACAGCGATGTGGCTGAATGAAATGCAGAAGTCAAAATACCAGTTCTTATACTTTGTTGAAGGTGGAACTAGGTTTGAGAGGATTATAATTACTGAAATGAACATCAGTGTAAGCGACAGAAATAATACATTCGAGGTTGAGTTAACATATCAATCTGGTGATAACAACATAGCACTATAATTTATGATTCAATTATATATTAACGGAAAGTTGTGTGACATTGACGATGAATTCGACATAAAGTTGGAGAAGGACTTCGACAATACCAACATTCATGTGATTGAAGAGACAGAGTACTCATTCGAGATTGAACTTCCTATTACAAAGCGAAATAGGGAGGCTTTTGGGTTTGTGGATGCATTTGACGTTGGAAACAAGTTCGGTCAAGTGTATGATGCTGTGCTCAATGCTGACGAGACAAATGTATTGGTTGGAAAGTTCATCATGGAGGAAATAGAGAATGACAAGTACAGTGGAAACCTATATGTTCCAAAGAGGAAGACATTGAAGGATGTGCTAGGCGATAAGAAGATGAAGGACATCAAGGAGCATCCTATGTATATCTCTTCTTGGGATGACATTAAGACAATTAACGAGAATTGGATATACAATAGGACAAATGCAGACCGTCATATTGCATTCCCTTACATATTGTATAGGCTTCCTTATAACTATACTGGTTCTACCCTACCTCTTACCACACAAGACCTATCGGCTAGTGGCAGCACATTTTCTTTGGATAATGTATTTCCAAGTTATAATGTATTGAGCGTTATAAAGGACATATTCTCCACTGAGGGTTATAAGATTCAAGGAAATATCTTTAAAATGGAGAAGTTCACAGAACTGTTCCAGACATTTGGTGAGACTTCAGCAAATAGCTATCATGAGAGCAAGGCAACACCTTATTATGTAAGTTTCTATGTACAGTATTCAAACAGATGGGGTGCATTTGGTGGAAGACAAGAAAATACATCTTCAACAATGCAAGTTGTTGACTTGATGACAGACCCTACATGGCGAGTTGGTGTGGATTCCCTATTGGTTTCAGAAAACGCTGTTTTCAGCAGAGAGAAAGATGACTACAATATACTTGTAAAAGGTGCAAATAGTGATGCAAGGTCATTGGTTGTCCCTCAGAGTGGTTGGTATGAGATTAAAGCAAACGGTAAGATTGATTACCCAGTACAAAACGGTCATTATGGACAAGATGGCAGACATGATGTTAATGGATGCTACAACGAAGCAGATAGAGTTGACATGACACAGAACTTGGTTGAATTGCAGATTAAGAAGACTCAGACACCAATGCAATCTGTACAGCTTTATTCAATGAACTTGGCAACTCCTATGATACCGTCAAACTTGACAGAGGATACCATCTACTATAGTCCTTCTAGTGATGAATCACATAAGAAACCAACGTCATTAATTCCTTCTTATATTGGAGTTGGATTAGGATATGAGGAATCAAGGTTGAAGTTCGCAAAGAACGGTAGGACAGCCATTGTAAAGGATTACAGTGGATATGACACATCTGAGTTCTTGGCTGGTGTTCGTCTAGGTTGTGTATGGAATCACCCAAACCAAAGTTCTGATAGGTGTGAGAACAAGAAAAATCCACTAGGTGTGTACACATGTCTTCCAAACCCTTCAAAGACAACAGCAATTTTGCTACATGATAATGCCAATAATGTGGACAAGCCAGTAACATTCATGTATTACAAAAATGGTATCAGGAGGTCAGATGGCGATAATTACAGATATGACTATGGTTCACAGACAGCACAGATATTGGTAAGGGATGACTCTTATTCCAATTTTGAGGGATATAACAGACTTGTATTACCTACAACACAAGGTGGTACTAGCTCATGGAAGACTGATGCATTCGAGAAGAGAGAATATGCTGGTCAAGCAAATTCCTATGCTAGTGTTAACAGCAATTTCGAGGGTACATACAACCTTTCAACATGTGTATGGCTTGAAGAGGGTGATAATATATCAATTGAGCTTGTAATGCCTTGGAATGACTATGCTGATGAGTGTGGATGGCTTGAGACTTGTGACTATAAGCATTTCTATAATGCAGGTGTTAACTGGACTCGTTGCAACCTTAACTTTGAAATGGGTATTGTATCAACCAAGAAGGACTGGGTTCCTAGCTCTGAAGACCCAATTCCGACATTCGAGCAAGTTAGGAGACCAAAGAAGACGAATGTAAACCAGTGGTTAGGCGATAAGAAAGTTAATGATTATATTGAGAATTTCCTTAATACATTCAACCTTAAACTTACAAGAGTCAATTCAACCACATATTCCATTGATACAATGTCCAATGAGAATGATACATATGGAAATATCATAGATATTGACAAGTGGGCTAACGTCAAGGATGCAAAGTTTACAAGAATCAATTCAAAGAATACAAAGCTAGAGTGGACAATATCAACTGATGAGGAAGGATATGTTCATGGCAATGACACAAGAGAGGTTAAGACAAAGAGGGATGAAAGCGGATACACTGGTTCCGTTTCCTTCATCAACGATGCTGATACAAGTTCTGATGAGGAAAAGGTTAAGTCAAATTGGAGCTATACATGGCTGAAGGACATTACATTTGTAGATGGTGATGTTGCATTCAGAAGTGGTGTGAAGGAAGTTCCAGTTATTGGTGATGCAGAGTTATGGAAGCAGAACTATATATCAATAAAGGATAAAGAATTTGCAACTGACAAGACATCAAGACTGATATATTTGGACAAAAACCCAAATTCACATTTGTACAGCTATTTCAATATCCAAGGATATAAGAATGATACTGAAATACCAGAGGTTAAAGCTCCATTGATATTCTGCAAGAACTATTTCACATATAAGAACAATCTTAACATATATAAGACATTCAGATTGGACTATGACAATGAGTTGTCAACGAAGACAGACCAGACGATAACTGATGTGTTCTTCAATATCAAGAAAGGTAATCAATATGAGGTTGATTTGCCAGTTAAGTTACCAAACAGCATCTATGAGAGCATTAAGGCTAATTCATTGGTTAAATTCAATGATGCATTGTTCAAGGTGCTAGGAATTGAAGGGCATGACGTGTCAATGCAAGATGAAGCAACCCTCAAATTAATAACCATAAACTAAAATCTTTATAGGAAATAAAATACAATGGCTCAAGATAAAGTTTTTAATATCCAGATTGGTGGTGTTAAGGAAAGCATCACCAATCTTGAGAGTTTGGAGAGTGTTCTTGCTTCTCTTGAGAGCAAAGTTAAGAATATCAATGACAAAGGTGGGTTCTCTGTGGCAAGCAAAGAGTCCACCAAGGCTATGGATGAGCTTGGAAAGCTGACTCAGAAGATTACACACTATGATGAGGAATACCAGAAGGCTGTTGAGGCTTCAAAAGGTGTTTTGAAGGACAAGAACCAAGCCGTTAAAGAAGCAATAGAGTTAGAAAAGGCAAATCTTGTTGTTGAAGAGGGTTTAAAATCAACCTATAACGAGAAACAACAGCTTTTGAGTGCTCTTGGCAAGCAAATCAAGTCAATGTCAACTGATACTGAGGAAAACAAGCAGAAACAGCAAGAACTTATTGCACAATACTCTGCATTGAACCAAGAGTTGAAGGATTTTGATGCATCATTGGGCAATCACCAGAGAAATGTTGGTGACTATGGTCAAGCAACCAAGAACTTGAAACAAGAACTCAAGGAATTGCAAGCTGAAATGGCTACAATGCTTACAGATGGTGTTGATAAGGCTGACCCTAAGTTTGTTGCATTGGCTCAAAAAGCTGGTGAAATGAAAGATGCTCTTAACGATGCAGGTGAAGAGGTTAAGCGTTTTGCTAGCGATACCAAGGCACTTGATGGTGTTATCAACCTTGCACAAAGTGCCACAGCAGCATTCCAACTATACAAGGGTGCAATGAGTGCTTTTGGTGTTGAAACAGAGGCAGCAGAGGAAGCAATTCAGAAGCTAGCTGGTGCAATGTCCATCATACAGTCACTTCAGACACTTCAAGAGACGCTACAGACTGGTTCAGCAACTGCAAAGGCATTCAATCTCATCATGAAAGCTACTGGAGCAGAGCTTGTAACAACACAAATCGCTTCAATCAAGGCTACAGCAGCACAAGAAGGTCTTTCTACTGCACAGAAAGCTGGCGCAATCGCTTCTAAGACACTTTCTCTAGCATTAAAGGCAATTCCATTGATGCTCATCATTGGACTCGTTACAGAGCTTATATTGCATTGGGAAGACCTAGTTGGATGGTTTGATAAGACATTCCCTGTACTGAAGAAGACTGGTGGCTTAATGAATAATCTGAAGGGTGTTGTAGTTGGACTTGGAAAAGCAGTCCTTAATTGGCTTGTCAATCCATTTGAGACATTTGCAGATGTAATGAAGAATTTGTTTGCTGGCAAATGGGAGGCTGCAATGAAAGCAGCACAAGATGGAATTAAGAACCAGTTCAAAGGAAGTGTTGATGCATTCAAAGAAGGCTACCAAGCACAGATTGAACAAGGTCTTGATGATATTGCTAAAAAGGCTGCTGCTAAACAAGCAGAACAGACCAAGTATGAGCTTGATATGCTCAAGGCAAGGAAAGGAAACCAAGCAAAGTATTCAAAGGAAGGTATTGCATTGCAGAAGAAAGAGTTTGCTGAGAGAAGAAAAGCTGCAAAGGGTAATGCTGAAGAAATGAAACAGATTGCCCTTGATGAAGCAAACTTTACAAGAGAATGTGAGGAACAAAAGGCTGCTGCTGCAAAGAAGAGTGCTGATGATAGGAAAAAGGCAGCAAAAGAAGCTGCTGATGCTGCTAAAAAGGCTGCACAAGAGACCGCCCAAGCCATCAAGGAGGCTGAAGAGGAGTGGAAGAAGTACACTGACGTTAGACACGAGGTTGGTGATGCAATACTTGACCAACAGATTCTAGAGTTAAAGCTCCAAGAGAGACTTCAAAAGAGAAGACTTGAATCATATTCTTCTGGTCCTATTGAACGTTATATGAATGAGCTTCAGAAGCTTTATAATATTCAAGAACAAATTGCAAACTTAGACCAAGCAAAGGCAATTAACGATATATCGAAGTCTCTTGCAGATAACATCAAGTATCTAGACAAGGACACCGAAGCTTGGAAGAGATTTGAAAAGGCTCAATATGACGAGATAAAGAACAAGGCTTTGGAAGGTGGTAAGTCTTTGGAGGATGCTGAAAAATATGCTGAAATATCTGCTGCCAATATTGAAAACATTTGGACACAGATGTTTGACCAAATGCTTAAGATGACTGATGAAGAGAGATATGCTCTATTGGATTCACTTGGTTATAGAGAGCAGATTGAGAAGGAACTTGTCAACTTATCAAATGCTAGGACTGAGAAAGAGAAAGCAGAGGTCAAGAAGAGACTTAACATACTTAAGACTGAGCAGACAAAGATTCTTAACAGTTGGCAGAAGATTAATGCTATGATTATTCAATCGGCAGATGAGAACAATGCCAAGTACATTGAAAGTCAGAACCAAGCAGTAACTGTTATGAAGAACGAGTTGGATGATTATACCAACGATGTCGAAAGGTCTTATAAATGGTTGATGAATCGAATCAAGGACATCGATGTTAAACCAGTAGCAAAGGACAATATATGGGGAAAACTGTTTGGTGTCGTTGATGAGAAGGAGACTCTTGAAAAGTATGAAAGAATCAAGAAGATGTGGGTTCGTGCCTACAATGAGATTCAAAATACCATCAAGAAAGCCGAAGAACAATGGGATGTATATCTCAGAAATGTTGCAGCTATCTATGGTCAAGATTCAATTCAGTACAAGAAAGCAGTCCAAGAGAAGATGGATGCTCTTGAGAAGCTTAGAAAAAAGGCACTTGAGGTTGGAAAGGTTGCAAATGCACCAACGTCATTGAAGGGTGACTTGAATGCTGATGGAACGTCAGATACACCTAGTGGTGGAACTACTTCTGCTGGTGGTTCAATTCAGAAAGGTCTTGGAAAGTTCAACGAGTTCTTTGACAAGATTAACGAGACGTTGTTAGCTCCAATGATGGACACATTCTCAATGTTCATGGACTTTGCAATTGAAGAAACAGCACAGAAGCTTGAAGAAGTCCAAGAGATGCATGACAAGGCATTGGATAAGGTAAATGAATCTGCTGACAAGATTAAGGAACTTAATGATTCGTTAAAGGATAGTTCTAATACAAATATTGAAGCTACCAAGCAGCAGTTGGCTGACGAACAGTTGCTATATGCTCAGAGACTAGCAGAGGAAAGGAAACTTGCTGATGAGGAAAAGGCATTGAAGAACCAACAAGCACAGCAAGAGGCAAACGCTAGAAAGATGGAGTTGAGATACCAGATGGTAATGGCGGTTGCAAACACAGCACAAGGTGCAAGTAAGGCATTGGCACAGTGGGGCTGGCCTCTAGGTGGTATCTTCGCAGGTGTTATAGCAGCACTTGGTGCAGTTCAAGTTGCAATGATTGCAAAACAGATTGGAGCTATCAAGCCAATTAAATATGCTGATGGTGGTATCATCAATGGAAAGTCTCATAGTCAAGGTGGAGTTCCAGTTGGAAATACCAATATCGAGGTAGAAGGTGGAGAAATGGTTGTATCGAGGAAGAATACAGAACGTTATAAGGATGTGCTGTATCGAATAAACAGAAATGACCCATCTGTAAGATACTTGCAAGGCAATACTAGAAATGAGTTTGCAGATACAGCCATTAGGAAGTTTGCAAACGGTGGACAGTTGAACTTTGAGAGGGCTGACGCAAACTTGCAAGCAAGCACAAGCACAAACAAGTTGATGAGCGCAATCAATGACATTGACATGCAGCCAATAGTAGCCGTTAAGGATATATGGAAAGCTGAGAATCGTCTTGTTCGTGTAAGAGGTCTTGCAGGACATGAATAAAGTGTTAAAGAGAGTTAATTTATTTGGCTATCTCAAAAAAATTTCATATATTTACATCACAACAAAAAGGAGCTTTTTAAGCTCCTTTTTTATTTTTGTGTGTTCTGTCTCTTTATAGGAAAAATATTATGGCAAGAACATACAATATTCCAATTTTTGATATTTCTGTTGATGAAGATGGACTTGGATTGTTCGGACTGTCATTTGTAGACAACCCAGCAATACAAGTGGAGCTTCATGCTTTCAAGGCAGAAGAAAAACAGAAGATATATTTCTCAAGTCATGAGAAAAGGGAAGTTGTATCTCCAGTTCTTATCCCAAATCAGCTTATCATTCGTGAAGCAGATGGAATCCCATATTACATGAGGGCTTGTGAAGACACCATCAAGAAAATCTATGAGAAGTACATGTTGAGTGGCAATTGGAACAATTTCACCTACATGCATGAGAACATGGAGCTTGATATGTCTGAGAGGAAGCAAGATGGTATCTATTTGCAGAGGTTATGGATAATTGAAGACGAGAGGACTGACGATGCAAATACCAAGTATGGTTTTGACCTTCCAAAAGGCACATTGATGATGAAAGCAAAGGTTATGAATCGTCAGATATGGAACGAGATTAAGGAGGGTAAACTAAGAGGTATTAGTCTTGAGGCATTCTTCGACAAGATTAGTACAAATAAAGCATTACAAATAACATATTCAAAGATGAAGACCAATTTAGAGTTATTCCAGAAGTTCATTGCATTCCTTAATGAAGTTTCTGTAGAAGCAGAGGATATTGCTGCTGAAGCAAAGAAAGACGAGACTAACAGTGGCGATATTGAGTTAAAGTACTACCTTGACGATGAGCACTATTTCGTTGTTGATGGCGAAGGATTCGTTAGAGACGAGAACGGTGAGAAGATTGAGCAAGGTTCATATAAGTTAGCTGATGGTAATGTGTTCACAGTTGATGAGAATGGCAAGTTCGTTTCAACTGAGGCAATTGCTGATGCTGACGATGAAGATAAGGTTGAAGCTCCAATAGCTGAGACATTTGAAGAGAAAGAGGAAGATGAAGAAGATAAAAAAGATGTGGAAGAGCCTAAAGGAGAAGATGGAAACGATGCTGATAAATCTGATGATGAAGACGTTCCAGTGGACAATGATGAAAATGGTGAAGTACCAGCAGAGGAAGATGATAAGAGAGTTTCAGATGACGATGAGAAGTTAGAAGAGGAACTTCCAATTGAGGAAGAGCCAAAAGAGGAAGAGAAACCACTTGTCAATGCACTTCCATATGAGATTGATGGTGTTGAGTACTTGTTACCAGCAGAGGTTATTGAATACATTGAGAGTTTGAAGGCTTCAAAAATTGAGGTTGAGGAAAAGCTTACCAAGATGAGTGAGCAGACTCCATCTGCAAGTCCTATTGGCACTGTGGTGAAGACAGCTAATGATGAGAGCGACATTAACTCAAGAATCAGTGCATTGTCAATGTTCAAAGGGTTCAGAAACAGAAATTAAAAAAAAATTAAACAATTCTCTTTATGAGAAAAATAAGAAGAAATAATAATTAAAAACTAAAGCAATAATATTATGGCTAATTTAATTAACAACCAGATTTCATATACCGTTAAGAACAACGGTGAATGGTTCTACAAGTCATTGAAGAAAGCACATACTCTTGCTAACGATTATATCAGAGTGATACCTAACGTTACCAAGGATGTGAAGATTCACAAGCTTGTAATGGCAAACAACACAGTTTCTCAGGTTGACGGACGTGACTGTGCATGGAGTCCTGTACAGAGAATAGCTCTTAACGAGGCTACTTTCCAAGTAAAGAACTTCAAGATTAATGAAGAGCAGTGCATGGAAGAGCTGGATTCTATTTGGAGTGAAATGCAGTACCGTGAGATTGGTGCTACAAAAGACCAGTGGCCTGTAAACACTGACGGAAATGAAGGATTAGAGAGTGCTGTTATGTTCCATCTTCAGAATGCTCTTTCTCAAGACCTTGAGAGAATCATTTGGGGTGGTAGCGGTAACGCTGTAGCAGGTGTTCAGGACGGTATCGTTGATAAGGCTCTTGCTGATGCAAACACTATCAAGGTAACTGGTCAGACAATTGACGCAACAAACGTTCTTGGTGAAATCCAGAAGGTTTATGATGCAATTCCAAATGTAGTTCTTAACGATGGTGAGTTTGACCCAGAGAAGGCTCCAGTTAAGATTTTCGTTACAATGGACATCATGAGATATTTGAAGCAGGCACTTTCAACAGTTCCTACTAACTATCAGGTAATTCTTCCTTCATTTGCAATTGAGGGTGGCAAGGTATTCTACATGGGCGTTGAAATCGTTGTTGTAGGTCTTCCAGCAGACACTATGATTGCAGCTTCTAAGGACAACTTGGTATTTGTAACTGACTTGCTTTCTGACACTCAAGAGATTCGTGCTCAGTTCGGTAACGACCTTAAGGATGAGGCTATGCTTTACATCAAGGGTGCTTACAGAGCTAATGCAGGTTACATCTTCGGTGATGAGGTTGTAGTTTACAGTAAGTAATCTGACTAACAATATAAATTGGAGAGTTGAAACACACTCTCCAATTATTAAAATGAATAATAATAGACTAAAACAAGATATATCATGTTAAATTGTAAAATATCAAAGGGTATCCCTGTAGAATGTGAAACCACTATTGGTGGTATTCTAAAACTTGCATTTGCAAACTGGGATGAGTCTTATGCAACTGCTTGGACTTCAAGTGATAGTGGTACTTGTGAGTATGACACTATTTCACTTGTAAGTGGTGAAAATGCATATGAGGTCAACTTCCTTGATGGTAGTGGTCTTGCAGAGGTTGAGTTAAATGTTGGTGATTCTACTGACCAGAAGAATTTCACTCACAGAGTAACTATGAATCTTTCAAAGCTTGACTGCAACTTGCTTGAGCAGTACAAGGATTGGTCACTTGCACACCTTGTTGCATTTGTTCTCCAAAAGGACGGAAACGTTTATGCTTATGGTGTTGATAACGGTATTGCAGCTACAACTTTCAACTATTCAAGTGGTAGTGCAACTTCTGATGCTGTTGGTGTAAACGCTGTATTTGAGGGTGTTCAGTTGAATGCTCCAGTTAAGATTAAGGATTGGGCTACTGTAAAGGCTTTGTTCCCAAATGAATAATTAATCCATAATCATTTTATCTATCATAAGTTCAAAGAGGTTTGAGTCTTCGTGTCTCAAGCCTCTTTTCTTTATGTAAAAATCATGCATAATGAAGAAATGTAAATTATATCAAGATATAACCACTGGCACTGGTCATGGTGGTGATGGTTGTAATCTTACAGACATCAACGTTGGTATAGCTGACGGATTATATGTGTTCAATAGGGAAGACATACAGTCGCTTGTGTTTGAGAACGATTCAAGGGCTGACAACTCACTGTTTATTGAGACAATCAACACAGCACAGCCTTATTACAAGATAGACGCAACAAACATAAGCTATCAAGAGGATTATAATGACCATAATTACACACACAATTTGACAGCTTACATCAAGTCTGTTAGGACTGACATCGAAGAGGTTCTTCAAGAGGCTGTTCATGGAAACTATGTCGTTGCTTTCAAGGTTATTGGCGAGGAATACTACAAGCTCATTGGTTGGAAGGAAGGTCTTTCTCTTGATGAGGTTCTTAACATATCAAGCGAAAACAATGCCTATACACTTACACTGAGTGGTGTAACGACATATCCTCATATGTCAGCAGACAAGGATAACTTCAAGTTGGAGAACAAGGTGTTCGAACCAATCTTTGAACCACTTTTTGAAGCTGGTAAAGTTGTATGTCATGACGGTTGGGCTGTTGCACAGTATGTTGTGAAGGTAAATGCTGCTGGTCAAGCTCTTGATGAGGACAATAAGCTAGTCCAATTCAGTGGAAAGCTGCAAGATGCCTATAAGCTTCAAGGTGCTAGTGGTGGAAACTACCACATTCTTGGAACTTATGACGAGAATGCAAGCTATAATGGCAAGGCTGTCAAGATGTATGATGATTCATTGTGTAACGTTGACTGTTCAATAAGAATTTCACCTTCAACCATCAATCTTAACTCTACAATAACTAGTTCAACATTATCAATCACTTCTAATGACGATTGGCAGTTGGTAAGCTCACCTTCTACTGTTAGTCTTAGTAGAACTACTGGTGGTGTGAATGACCAGACTGTATGGGTGTATTCTGAGGGTAATTGTGGCACTGAGACATTGACCTTCAAGAACAAGAGAGGTGGATGCACAGCAAATGTCACAATCAACAATAATGTAATCAAGATTGAGCCTATATATTATTATCCAAATAGGACAACAAGTGTAACACTTAAACCAATCACATGCTGCAACTATACCATAACATCAACTGATGGTACAGCAACGGTCAATCCTGACGGTTCTTTCACTGTCAGTGGTATAAGTGGTCAAGACGAGCAGAAAACGGTCACAGTGACCCTTTCTTGTGGCTCAGAGACGAAGACAACACAGCTTATCATATATGGAATAAACACTGCAAGGGGTGCAAGGGCAATAAGTGAATTTTGTGAGGTAACTGATTAAGATATGAGAAACGGATATAAAGTAACTGTTTATTTGGATGATAACCCATACTCTCCAACATATATGCAGACATATGAGGTTAGGGAGTATGATGATGTGACATGCCCTATTGGTGACGATGACCTAATACTCATTTCAGATACTTGTGAGATTGCTCTTAGTGGATATACTGGTTATAGAATCCAAATATATCAGAACACATTAACAGGAGAAATCATCAATGAGAAAGTGCTAGACCCAGAATGTGAGGAAACAAGCACAGACCCAGTATGGGTAAATACTGAAATACCATATTGTGAAGTTGATAGTCGTGGTATTAATACAGGATATAAAATTGTACATCAAAGAGACATTAACCCAGATTCACCGACATATAATCAGATAAGGGAACAGAGATGGAAAGACCCAGAGTGTAGTGGTGGCGAAACTTCTGAATGCCCAAGATGGGAGGAACAGTCTAGGACTTGTCATATTGCAATCAACAACTGTGTTGCAACATTTGATGGCACTGCTGATGTTACACAGATGGACGTTAACCCATTGTCAGAGAGTTATGGGAAGATAAGGGTTATTAACGTTGAGGATTCAAATTGTGACAACTGTACAACCACAACATTCTCATGGGTTGAAGTAGGGTATGTATGTGGCAATGAAGACCCAATATGTTCAAATGGAATAACTGAAGATGATGGGACAACTCCATCATCATAAAAACGTGTGATTATGGCTGAGATTAAATCAACAAACAAATACCTCATTAAGAGGAAGTATAAAACCATAAACGGTACAACATACCCAATGGATGAGTACCAAGTAATATTGTATGAGCAAGATTCTGAGGATTGTGGCTTCATTAGACCTCGATACCAATGGTCTGCCACAACTGGATACCTTTGTGATTATGAGACATATACCAAATATGCTAGAGAGGTGTATATGGTTTCATATGACATTGGTGTTACATGGAGCGTTGTACAGCCAGTACAAGAGAGAAAGGGTGAGGTTATTGCCTATGACTCTTATGACTGTGGTAAGCCAATGTATAGGTGTGTAGAAACAATGGAAACTGGTTGTGTTATGGGTGAAGCTAAATTCGCTTTATATGATAATATTAATACTGTTTTAGCATATGGAGATTGTGACCCAAGCAGCACAGTAGTTAGTAAAGGTGATTGGAGTGATGTAGAACCTACTTCTATTTATAGGGCAGATATTGGCGAATGCGCAACATCTATAGGTATGAATTGCTTTAGTGGCTGCACTAGTCTTTCAAGTATAAACATATCAAATAGCGTTACAAGTATTGGTAGTAATGCTTTAGCTTATTGTAGTGGTCTTACAAGTGTGACTATACCAAGTGGTGTTACAAGTATTGGTGATGAAGCTTTTGAAAGATGTACTAGTCTTTCAAGTGTGACAATTGGTAGTGGTGTTACCAGTATTGGAAATGCTGCTTTCAGATTTTGTAATGGTATTACAAGTATAACAATACCTGATAGTGTTACAAGTATTGGTAATGAAGCTTTCGGTTATTGTAGCAGTCTTTCAGGTGTAACAATAGGTAGTGGTGTTACAAGTATTGGAAATAGAACTTTTTATTATTGTAGTGGTATCACAAGTGTAACAATACCAAGTAGTGTTACAAATATTAGTGATGCTGCTTTCGCATTCACTAATCTTGGGTCATTAATTGTTGATAACAATAATACTGCTTATGATTCTAGAAATAACTGCAATGCTATAATTGAAACAAATACAAATACATTAATTTGTGGGTGTAAGAATACTATAATTCCAAGTGGTGTAACAGAGATAAATAGTTATGCTTTCTATGGTTGTACAAGTCTTTCAAGTATAACCATACCTGATAGTGTCACAAGAATTGGCTATTGGGCTTTCAGTAATTGTAGTGGACTTACAGATGTGGAAATAGGTAATGGTGTAACAGAGATAAATAGTAGTGCTTTCACTTATTGTAGCAGTCTTACAAGTGTAACAATAGGTAGTGGAATAACAAGTATTGGTTATAATATTTTCAGTGGATGCACTAATATTAGACTAGAATTAGATGCTATTACAGTAGAAAAATGGTTTAGTGGAAGTACTGGAATTACAAGTTTAATATTAGGAAATGATGTAACGAGTATTAGTGCTAATGCTTTCAAAAAATGTACTAACATTACAAGTGTGACAATTCCTGATAGTGTATTAATAATTGGCGCTAGTGGTTTCAGTTATTGTAGTGGTATTACTACTTGTACAATTGGTAGTGGAATTTCATTTATTGGTAATGACGCTTTCTATTATACTAGAAGTCTTACAAGTGTCATAATTTATGCTACAATACCTCCAACACTTGGAGTTAATGTATTCTGGAGCAATAATACAATAATATATGTTCCACCAGAGAGTCTTCAAGCATATAAATCTGCAACAAACTGGAAAAATTATGCATCAAAGATTAAAGCAATAACAACATAATAATATGTAAACATGATTTATAAAAAAGTAAAATTTGTAAAGAAGCAAATATCACATAATAGGGGTGTCACATGGGAAGATACAGAGCCACTTGAGTACTGTGACCCAATTGTAGTTGGTGTGTATCCAAGTCTAGCAGCTTGTGAGGATACAGATTGTGACCTTGAGAAATATGAATATCAGCTTACAGAAGTTAGACCTGAGGATTTACCAAAATTCTGCACAGAGACAAATTTCTGTAATGTTGACAAAAAACCAGATGAATGTGTTACTTGGCATTTCCCTAGCGGTATCATCCAACATGTATTATTTACTGACTACACTGGACGTGTTACACGTGGTGGATATGGAGGTCATCATGATTATACTTATGAAGCTTATAGTGACATTGATAAGAAGGTATCTGTTAAAATTGGTGTTTACTATGATTTTGAAGGTCATGGCGAATATATTAGAGGTGCTAGTGGTGCTTCAATAGATGGTCTAGCGGTAATATTTCATGGTAATGATGGATGTTATTGTGCAGCAGATGCTGTATGGCGTTGTTTCACAATGGATTATTGTGTTACAATAGATAAGTTTGTTCCTTGGGTTGGTGATACAGTAAAGGTCATATATAAGACACACTACACAAGGGAACATTGCTCTGAAGAGTGGCAATTTGATGAGGATTTCGGAATACAATTTATTGGTTTTGGAGAAAAATGGGAAAAGTCATATGATGACACAAGATTATATTGGAAATGGACACAGAAAATTGCTTCAGTTGATAGTGATGGAACAATAACTTGGGTTGATGGTCCAGAACCTCCTTATTATCAAAAAATCTCATAGATACTAGATATAATGGCGATGTTTTATAAAATCTAAAAATGGAAGATTCAGTAATGCAAGCACATTATATGAGGCATTCTAAAACAAATCTAAAATAAACTCTTTATAGGAAAATATTTCGAAATATGAAGCAGATAACAACTTTTTCAAACTCATTTGTGCTTCAAGAGGTTGATGGTTCTCGTGTTATCAATGAATTGGGCTTCAGAAAAGGTGGACTGTCTTACAAGATAATGAACAATAACGTCAAGTTCTATCTTACAGAGGACTACTTCTACAAGAACGTTATATGGTCTGCTGACATTCCACTAACGGTTGATGGAATATCTTATAATGTTAATGAATTACCAACAGCATTGAAGAAGATATTCATTCAAGAGAAAGGCAGTGGAGGAACTGAGATTGACATCGACCATGCTTTGAACCCAACGAGTGATAACCCAGTTGCAAACTCAACATTGACTCCAATCATAAGGGAAATCCAGAGTGGTCAAAGCACATTGGCAGAGCAAGTAAGGCAGAATACACAAAATATTCTAAACCGTTATACCAAACAAGAGGTTAACACATTGCTACAAGCATATTACACAAAACTTGAAACTAATGGAATGTTCGCCAATTATTCAAAGATAAATGGTGACATTCTATCACTAAACGATAATAACATAACAATCAATTAAATATATTTAATTATGGCTGATATTAAAAAGATTAGACTTAGTGGTGTCACTTATAATATAGTTGACGAAAGTGCTGTCCACTCACTTGCTGGTTATGCAACTTCTGCTGAGACTGAGGCTGCTATCACTGCTGCAACAAATGCTTTGGCTGAAAGTATTGCAGAACAAGGATACCAGAACGCTTCACAAGTAAGCGCAACTGTTGATGCTGCTGTAAGCGGCAAGGCTGACACTACTGCTGTTACTGCTTCAATCGAGGCAGCTACAAGCGGCAAGGTAGAGACTTCAACATTCAATACTTACACAGCAAATACAGCAGATGCTATTGCTGCTAAGTTTGATGATGTTGACTATAACTCTCAAACAAAGAGGATTAACTTCTATAGCGGTGGTAAGACCACTGGAACCATTAAAGCCTACATTGATGCTACTGACTTCATTAAGGATGGAATGGTTGATAACGTTGAGGTTAAAACTATCCAAAGTGGTGGAACTGATGTGGCTGTATTGGCAATTACCTTTAATGCTGACAGTGGAAAACAAGAGATTGATATTCCTATCAGTCAGATTTTTGACGCATCAAATTACTACACCACAGCACAGACTCAAGCTTATGTGACTGGTTATACCTATGACAAGGCAACAATTGACAAGAAGATTGGTGAGGGTGGAACATTCGACCCAACTCAGTATTACACAACTGCTAATACATATAGCAAGACTGAGGTAGACACAGCACTTGGTGGAAAGGTGAATACTTCAACTTATAACACTTATACTGCTGCAACTGATACTGCAATCGCTGGAAAGCAAGCAACTCTTGTCAGTGGCACAAATATCAAGACTGTAGGTACAAATAGTTTGTTAGGCTCTGGAAACATTGCTCTTATGACAGCATCAATTGGTACTGGAAATGATAGTGAAACTTTGATTTTTGATTTCGCATAAATCGAAAATTCTTTCATAACTTTTAACTTATTATGGGGTGAGGTTTAATACCTCATCCCTTTTCTTTATATCAAAATAAGTACTTATATGGCAAACATAAATAAAATAAGATTAAGTGGTCAGACTTATAACATTCAAGACCAGAATGCAACGAAGACTGTTGAGCTTACACAAGCCCAGTATGATGCATTAACAGTCAAAGACCCAAACACCTTCTATGTGATAACTGATGCACAAGGTGCTGACCTAACAGCAATTGAAAATAGACTTTCAGAAGATGAGGAAGTTACTGCTGCTGGACTTAATGCATTAAATGAATCCAAACAAGATACCCTTGTTAGCGGAACAAATATCAAGACTATTAACAATGAAAGCATCCTTGGAAGTGGAAACATTGAAATTCAAGGTGGTGGTAAAGCAATTGAAGCTGGCAGAGGCATCTACATTACAACTGGTGAAACTGCTGATACAGTGTCATTTAGTCTTCCAATAAGTGCTGGAACTGGAACAAATAGTATAATCGAAGGAAATGGAACAAAAGCAAGTGGTGTTCAATCTCATGCTGAAGGTGGTAGTACAACAGCAAGTGGTAATTATTCTCATGCTGAAGGATATAATACAAAAGCAAGTGGAAATTTTTCTCATGCTGAAGGTGTTAGTACAACAGCAATAAATTTAGCAGAACATGCAAGCGGACGATATAACAACTCAGTTTCAGCATCCACAACCTTTGGTGATAGCGGTAATACCTTATTCTCTGTTGGTAATGGTACTACTGATAACAATAGACATAATGCATTTGAGATAAGGCAGAATGGTGATATATATCTAACTAAAGATGGTCAAGATGTTAAGCTGCAAGACCAACTTGGAGGAAGTTCAATAACTGTTGATACAGCATTGAATAGTGGCTCAACAAATCCAGTCGAAAACAGAGTCATCTATAACAAGATTGATGAGGTTGAACAAGTTACTGCTGCTGGACTTAATGCCTTGAATGATAACTTTGGCGGAATGAAACTGGTTAAACTCTCAGAA